ATTTTATCAAAAGGGTTTGTGGAAGCATTTACAGAGCTTCCCACAATTCTGCTTGACTGGTCGTCCCGTCCAACATCATGATTTTTTTGATGTTTTGGATAGGGAGAAGAAACTAGGAATTACGAATTTCGACTTATGGGTCTCCGGCGATTTTTCCGCTGCAACTGATAACCTTAAGATCTTTTATACGAAGATGGCTTTTGAAGCCTCTCTAGAAAAGACTCGTTACTCTGAATTTCTCAATGAGTGTTTGAGAGCTGTCATTTATGAACAGACTCTAACATATCCTGAGATGAGAACGTCTAAGGAGGTAGTTGATGGGGTCATTAACCCACTACCTGATGCAGTACAGACGACTGGACAGCTTATGGGGTCAACTTTGAGTTTCCCTATACTGTGCGCAGTTAATTTTGTCTGTTATTGGATGGCCTTGGAGATTCATTTGAAAAGAAAGGTTAGCCCCTTGGAGCTACCTGTTCTAATAAACGGTGATGATATTTTGTTTCGAGCTAGCAAGGAGTTTTATGCCTTGTGGCAGTCCATTATCCAAGAGGTCGGCTTTGAGTTGTCAATGGGAAAGAATTACGTTCATAAAACGTTTTTCACCATCAACTCTCAAGGTTTTTCCTGGAATGCTCAGACTCAGACCGTGAAGGATGTACCATATTTTAATATAGGTCTACTCACAGGTCAGTCAAAGCTGGGAGGAATAAGAGTTAAGTCTCTCTCTCCTATTTGGGACTTTTATAATCCTGTGCTCGAAGGAGCATCGGATAAAGCTCGAGCTCATCGTCGTTTCATGCATTATCATAAGCATGCAATTTCGGAATTAACTTGCCAGGGCAACTTTAATCTATTCATTTCTCCGGTATTAGGAGGTCTTGGATTCAATTTGAATCCTGCAGTTCAGCCTTTAGTCCACTTTACGTATTTTCAACGTAGATTTGGCTACTTCCTTAAGAAGTTGGCGATGCATCCCTTTGGAGGTGAATATGAAAAGTTTCAGCCTTTTGTAGGTCTGGTTAATCCGATTAAGTCGAAAATTCTGTCAACGCAATACTACCACTGGAGTCAGATCGAGGTTCGTCCTCAGATTACTGCACTCCGTGATAATGAAGTCAAGGTTATGGATACTGTAGAAGTTCTTGGTGATTCACGTATGGCAATCAACTACACTCGCTCTTTACCAGGCGAGGTTCCGTTGGTTACTGTCCGTCCACCTAACAAGAAAGTCATGTTCGCTTTTCGTAATGCGATGACTAAGGAAGGTCGTCCTTCCACTCTTCTAAGTTTTCCATA